AGTGTAGAAGCAGGAACAACTGCTGGTGATGTTCTTCGGAATGGGTTTTCTGGTGGAACATCATTCTTCTTTAGAGCAGGTGCAACAAGTGCCGCGGCATCTCGTGTATTTGGTGTTGTTGAGAATATTCAGGATAAAAACGTAAATATTGTTATACAAGGATTGATGAAATACCCCAGTAGTTTAATAGCTGGTGCTCCAACTACTGAAAATTTCTTCCTAAGTGCAGCGACAGCAGGTAAAGTTCAAAGTTATGCACCAACACCTGCTGGTCAGATATCCAAGAAAGTTCTACAACAGGCTACAGTTGGAGCATTTAATGCAACTGTGATAGGCGCAAGTGATTTTGAATCTGGTGAAAATGTTGGAGCAGTACAAGCATCAAAGACAAGTGATGCACCAGTTGGTACTGTACTACCATATCTTTCTGTCACTGGTAATACAGCCACAATACCGGAGGGATGGGTTGACGGCTCAACGATGCAATATTTGTCCGTCTCAGAATATCCTGAATATAACACACAGTTTGGTGATATTTTTGGATTCGAAGAAACACTAACACTAACGTTCACAACCTCGGACTTCGCTTCTGGTTTAGTTGGTACGCAAGTCGCTACTGATCAGGATAGCACAAACAAGCATGATCGTAGCACCGGGGGTGCTATTGTGACTAATGTTGATACAGTAAACAATAAATTAACAATCAGACAAAATAAGTACAATAGAACATTATACTCTTCAGGTATAACTTCTGGATCAACACCATTATTTGAGTATTTTATTCCCTCGGATAATATTAATTTTGAAAAGGGTAATTTAATAGGTTATATCAGCTCTGGTGTACTCGATAAAAATGCTACACCTCACATTAGACATAACACGAGCAATATGTCAGAACCATATTCTATCGAAGGAATGTGGCCACTCTATAGTACACCGGAAGCCGCAAACGCAGCAAGTCCAAATAATCCGGAAGGTATTGCGGGCAGTAATTACCATATTCACGGTGGTCGTCAATTTGGTGCTACTTATGGAAGTCGGGAGGATCAGGGAGTAAACTTCGGAGTTCTCCAGAACCATTTCCACAGACATTACATGCCAAATGGTTTGAAACTTGTAAATACTGATCTTAATACGGGAATCCATAATGAAGACGAATTACAATATCATGGGGCTACTTTCCCCGGTGGATCCATGTGGGATGGAACTCACAATAATCCAGTTACTGATTATTTAATGAGACCGACTGGAAATGCTATTCAAACTCTTTATACAATGAAGGTTAAGAACGTAGTAGCAGTAGACATTCCAAGTCAAGTTACAATACAGACTCTTAATGTTACTCATGGTCTTTCTGCTGGTTCAAGTGCTAATAATGTGGTGACAACTGATGTTGCCTTTGACGTACAGTGTATGAAAAATAGACTACGTGACCTAGAAATCAGAATTTTGGGTTCTGAACAAAGTTGCACTCTATAAAATAGGAGATTAAATAATGGGATGTAATTGTGGTAAAAATAAAAAGAAAAAACTGACAGAAGCTTTCAAAAAAGAAAACCAAAGTAAGTTAAGTATACGAAAATCTTGGCTAGATTTAACTAAAGAAGTTCGTAAACAATTAACTTTAGTTCAAAGCTTTGGACTTTCTATGTCATCTAGAGGTCTACGAAATAAAAAAATTGATGGTCCAACAAAGCAACTCAGAGTGCTCAGTTGTTTTGGTAATCAAAATATTGGTGGTGAATTAGTTGCATGTCCACACTTAATGAAAAGTGAAACTAAGAAAAAGCACTATTGTGGAAAGTGTGGTTGTGGTGATCGACCGGGGACACATTTGATTGCGGATGGAGAAAAATACAGTAAATTAGATTACCCAGTTCTTTCATGTCCATTAAATATGCCGGGATTTACGAACTACCAGCTAAGTGAAGAAAGTGAACAACTCCCACCAATGTCGAGGAAAGCGTACATAGACACGCAAATCAAAACTGCCGATATACAAAGAATATCCGTTACGGTTCCGGAAATGGATGATGATTCAGTGAAAGAGATCGAAGATCATCTCGAAAAATAATCTTTTACCTGTTATTATAAATACAGAGTAGGAGGTAATTATGGCAGCTCCAAATTCCAAACAAAGTCTTATTGATTATTCTTTTAGGCGCCTAGGCGCTCCTGTAGTAGAAATAAACGTAGATATCGAACAAGCAGAAGAACGTGTGGACGATGCTCTACAGTTTTTCTCAGAGAGACATTTCGATGGTGTGGAAAGGGTTTACTTTGCATATCAAATGACTCAAGAAGATATGGACTTACAATATGTTGACACAAATAATATAGGTCCAGCAAATGGATCTGGTGGTGATGGTCCTCGTGGAAGAGATATATTATCCGTGGTCAGGGTATTTCCGTTCGGAGATCTCAGCACCACAAATATGTTTGATGTTCGCTACCAAATGGCACTAACTGATTACTTTGGTATCAATAGAGGTCTTGGTGCTCAAAGTTCAATGGGTATGGCTAGATTTTCATCTACCAAACAATACATTAACATGATACAGCAACTAATGGATCCAGAAAAGGCAGTCACCTTTAGTAAAGTAACAAATCGCCTTAAATTGGAAATGGATTTCAAACGAGATTTAAAAGCCGGGGAATACATAATAATAGAAGCCTTTGCAGCATTAAATCCAGACACATTTAGTGAAATATACAATGATCGTTTACTCAAAGAATATACAACTGCACTCATAAAAAGACAGTGGGGTCTTAATTTAGCTAAATTTGATGGTGTCCAATTACCCGGTGGAGTAACTCTCCGTGGTGGACAAATATACCAAGAAGCCTTAGCTGAAATAGCTCAAATAGAACAAAGATTCTATTCTGAGTATGAACTTCCATCAGACTTCATGGTTGGGTAAAAATGGCAAGAAATCCTTACATACGCGATGTAAATTCAGAGCAAAAGCTCGTTGAAGACCTAACTATTGAAACAATAAAAGCAATGGGTAGGAATATGGTATACATTCCTAGAAAATTGCAGAATGAAGACTCGCTATTTGGGGAAGACACAAACTCTAAGTTTAATGATGTTTATGATTTAGAGATGTATATTCTCAATGTCAGTGGATTCGAGGGTGAGGGAGATTTAATTGCAAAGTATGGATTGGAAATAAAAGATAGGGCAACATTTGTTGTAGCCAGAAAAAGATTTACTGACGAAGTATCAGAAGCTGACGGATCCATTAATCGACCAAGAGAAGGTGATTTAATTTATTTTCCTCTAACAAAGGCTTTATTGGAAATAAATTTCGTCGAACATGAAAATCCATTTTATCAACTTGGATCACTTTACACGTATACATTAATATGCGAAACATTCACATATAATAATGAAGAATTTAATACTGGAATAGAAGATCTAGATGACATCTATAAGGACAGAAGAAAAACGACACGTTCTCTTGTTCTTTCTGGTTCGCCTATTGCAGAAGATACTACAGGAAATAGTGCTGACAATTTCTTCCAAGGGGAAGTATTATTCCAAGTTTCTGGGGAAGAAGGAGACACGTTCACAAATGCTTCTGCCACTGCTGATATTGTTGATTGGGATACAAACTCCAAGACTTTGTTGATAACAAACATTTCCGGAAATTTGATATACAATCAAACTGTAAAGGGCGCATCGTCTGGTGCAGAATACTTAATAGCTACAGATGCAACCGCAGATATCATCATACCACACAATATTCAGGATAATGAATTCTTTGGTGACAATGAATCGATAGAACTAGAAGGAAATATAAAAGACATAATTGATTTTAGCGACACTGATCCATTCTCGGAGGGTAATTTCTAATGTTCGAATATTATAATAACGAAGCACTAAGAAAATTAGTTATTGGATTTGGATCACTGTTTGATGATATTCTTGTATCCAAGGACAACAATCAAGGTGAATCAATACAAAAGATAAGAGTTCCTGTATCTTATGGTCCAAAAGAAAAGTTTATTCAAAGAATCAGAGAGTTAAGTTCAATCTCAGATGAAGTTCGTTTACAAACAACCATGCCCAGACTTGGATTCGAACTCCTTGCACTTACCTATGATCCAACGAGAAAAGCAAATAAATTAAGAAAAACTTCAAAAGTTTATGAAACAGGTTCAACAAGTTTTAGTTATTCTGAAGTTCCCTATATCGCATCATTTGGTTTGTATTCGTTCACTAGAAATGTAAATGAAAATTTACAAATAATTGAACAAATATTACCATATTTCCAACCAGAATTTATAATCTCATTAAACATAAATGAAGTTAATAAAAAAGTAGATGTACCAATCATACTTAACGGTCTAAGTGTAACTGAAGATTATGAAGGTGGATTCGAAACTCGCAGAAGTGTAAATACAGTTTTTCAGTTTACTGCAAAAACTTATGTGTATGGACCAGTTAAAACCAAACCAGTTATTACTGGTGTTACCGCTGAGATGTTTAACATATTGGGAGACATAGACTACGGTGAAGTTGGATTCGCGTCACAATCTACATCAATTATTGGTGCCACAGGAGGTCTAACTGGATCTAGTGGTGGTAGTTTCCTAAGAGGAGAGAATTTCAATAATGAGTGATTCTAGTTATGATAAAATTTCTGATGCATTAGATACAACATTTGAGTCAAAAGAAATAGTAAAGAAAGAAATAAAAGAAATATCTGTGTCAGAGGAAGATCGTTTCAAAAAAGACTTTTCTGATGTTCGAGCAAATATTCGTGAATTAATAGGTACAGGAAAGGAAGCTATTGATGGCATACTTAAAGTGGCTACTGAGGGAGACGCGCCTCGTGCTTATGAAGTCGTCTCCCAATTACTCAAGACGGTTTCGGAAATGAATCATGATCTTATTGATTTACACAAGAAAACCAAAGAAATTACCAAAGAAGAAGTTATACACAATACACAAAATTCAATCTATGTGGGATCAACTTCGGATTTGCAAGATCTGATAAATTCATCGCGAAGCA